ATTTTTTGAAGTATCAATTACAATAGGTATCATATCATTGCTTCCTTTTACTTCTCTATCCAATATTTTATTTAACCCAACAACAGTTACTCCATCAGGAACATCAAGAGTTATCACAGCTCCCATACCCACAGTTACACCCGATCCAATCTTAACCTTGTTGCGTATCGAAGCATTGATGCCAATGAAACAATTATCGCCTATCTCGCATGAACCACCAATCACAGCACCCGCAACTATAAGACAGTTCTTGCCAATCTTAACGCCGTGAGCCACGTGAACAAGGTTGTCAATCTTCGTTCCTTCGCCTATCACCGTTGCACCCACAACGCCGCGATCTATGCAAACGTTGTTGTGAAGCGTTACGCCATTCTCCAGCACAACGAAGCCATGATGAGGCATTGCCCACAGCTTGCCCTCTTCATCACGTTCATAGCCGAAGCCCGCCCCACCGATCACGCAATTAAGCCCCCACTTTATTAGCCGCCAATCACACATAACTCTTGAATGGAACCAGGAACCTTCTCGCCCGTACATCATACCATTATCAGGTATTGCCGCCAGTTGCTTGGCGAACTGTAACCGGGGATTATCGCAAGGGATGAACTGATCACGGATGTATATGCCCTGCGCATCATAGCGCAGATCAGTTGCTTTGAGGTCGGTTAGTGTGGTCATGATTGCAATCTATCTTTCAATCTTTTTATTTGCTCTTTAAGATGTAATTCAAGTTGCTCAATGATTATTTTTTTATCTTCTTCTGAAATAGCTGGGTTGTATTTTACAACTTCAATTTGACTCATAGTTTTATTTATGTACATCAAATTGTAATCAATATTATGCGTTACAATTTCCTTTGGCTTTTCTTTTCTTTTGAATAGTCTAAACATAACTACTGTCTATGAGGTATAAAGATTGTTTGCGCCTTCGCGCTGTTCGGGTAAACCTTGTTCCACACCCAAACATAGTACGTTGCTCCATCTTCACCAACCCAACTAAACGTTCCCTTCATGAATCCAAACTTCTTATAATCATGCCTGAAGTAATGATTAACATGGAAGTCCGAAGTCTCAGCCAGGATCACGGACTTGTTTGCTATTCTCTTCAGTTGATTGATCACCGACTCAGCATCTTCAATGTGGTCAAGCACAGAGCATGTAAACACTACATCAACGTTAGCAAGGTTGCGCAGGTAAGTTTCATCACCACACACAACGAAAGGAAGATCGTATTTGTAAATTGCTTTCATAACGTTGAGTGGTGAAATGTCAATGCCTATCGTGCAAACGCCAGCGCTGTTGAGTGGTGAAAGATGCTTACCGGTCCCACATCCGAAATCTAATACATGCGTTGGATCGTACTTCATGATCTCGCTGAGTAGTTCCCTTGAGAGATCGCTCAACTTGTCGTCAGCCTGATATGTGCGGTAAAAGTCTTTGGTAGTCATAGTTTATTAGTTAATGAATCAATTTTATCGATCAATATTTCTACCCACGGATCTTCTGAAAACATCTCTTCTCCACTAACAACCCATTTTACGATCATCCAAAAAAATTGTATGAAAAATGAAATCACAAGTATTATTGCAAAAGGAATAAATCCTAATATATACAACAATAGCAACAGTATTCTCTTTGTCATAATGCATCAAATTCTTTTTGTTTCTCTTCGATCAGTTTTTCAAGTTTAGTAGACACATTTTTCTTAAATTCATAAACATCATCTTCTATCAACTTAATTAAATCTGGATTTGGGAAAAGAGTATTTAAAAATCTATCAAGCCTACTAAGATCTGAAGCATTTGCGGCCTTGGCATCATTAAGTTCATAAAAAATATCGCTTGCTGTCTTTAATAATTCTTTTGTCATGACTCATATTTTATTTTCATTGCTGTGGTATCTATAAACGGCGCCGGCGCGGGATGGCCTTATATATCCCAATTTATATAAATACCACAACGATGAATAAATATCATACCTCATTTGTTTTTATTTCTTTTCCTTTCGATAATACAACCAAATAATAACCCCAATCCAAAAGCTATGATTAAACAATAAATCATAGCCACCGTTGCTATAAACGGATCATACCTCATAATTAAATTTATCTTTCATTATCTTCATCGCCTCATCGCCCTCGTACGTGCCGAGCAGCTTCACATTGCGATGGTTAAGATCAACCTTGTTCATCACCGGCCAGTTACCTTTGACGGCGAGGATCTCAGGCTCCTGGTAAATATGAACTTTCATTTGCCCTTCAGTTGCGCGGTTCCATCCAAAATCATCAAGCAGTTTGTTTTTAGTTGTGTCAAACAATCTGTAATCCATTTTACCGAGCTTCCATTTAGAGTAAACTCTACCTCCGCCCAAAGGTTGAATGTTTACATATCGCAATAAATGCAAAACTTCTTTGTGCCAAATGTACCATTGTCTGAATCCTAGAAAATCGTAATCGTTGCAATACTTCTCAAAGAATCCCATACTCAACAGATCATCACTACCAGTTATCACAATATGCGAAGGGTCAAGTGTGCGAGCGTAGTTAACACCAGCCTGCCACTTCGCGCCCAGCGGTGAGTTAGCATGCATGACTATATGCACATCATAGTTATCGAATCTCTTTCGCTCGTTTATGTCAGTGACAACAAGCACAACTCTTACTCCCTGGGCAATGAGTTGCTTAATGTTGGTGATCGTTATCTCAACACGCTGATGGGTCGCTATGATGACGCAGGGGTTAATCATCTTTATGTTCTCTTGATATTATATAAATCACATACAAAGCAAAACAAATAATGCCGATTATAAAACCAATCACTAACGATCCTATATGAATGTGAACGGATGCAATCATCTTCCATTATTTTTATTTTCAGCAATCTGCAATACCAAAGGAACGAATCTAGTCGGCACGACATCAGTCACTGCCTTGATGTAGTCATAATCAGCACCAGCATGTGGCAACCAATCAGCAACGTCTTTAAACGAATGATGTAGAACCAAACAACCGCCGCCGATCATTCCTTTCTTAATTTGTTTGTTAGCGATCATCGCATCAGATGGCTTCTTAACATCGCGTCCTCTGTTGTTATTGTTCTTACGAAGGAACTGCACTATCAACGCGCCCTCGAATAAGTGATGGCTCAACTCTTCAAGCACATTTGGTGAGGCGAGGTAATCGTCATCATCTAAATAAAAGAACCAACCTTCTTTCACTTGTTTCTTTAGATCGTTGCAGTGAAGGTTGTAATGTTGGGATGGAACCTGAATATAAATGACAGGAGAATGTTCATATTGCGCGAGCGGCACTGGCTGCTCTAATGACATAATAACTTTCCAGTTTTTGTAAGTCTGCTTTATTGAATCAAAACAACGAATCAGTTGGTCTTTACGATCAACCTTGTGGCGAATTAATATGTTGATGAGTGGAGTCATAACCTGTAAATCACATTGTTTAATTTACACAAAGAAATAGCTGACGTCATTTTTCTTTTATCTCTTAGCGCCCTTGCTTGATTGCGATAGGACCACAAACGCCGCAAACCTCTAGGCAATATTTTTACTTTAACTTTCATCTTGCATCAGTTTGTTTTTGCTGTTTAGCAATTTCATCAAGTCGTTGCAATGCTTCTGTAAAATATAAAAGAACGGTTGGTAAATCAATTGGTTCGCCCTGATCAATATGCTCGGCAAGATCATCACGAATAATCCACCATTTGATTAATTCTTTGTCTCTAATATCCCAAATATTCATATTGAATCAGTTGAAACCCATTTACCTTCTTCGAACTTACCACAGTTGCAATGCTCATACAGCCGGTAAGTAATTTCTTTCATGTTCATGTACTTCACATAGCACGATGAACCCTGCTGCTGCGCATTGATGATCTTGATCTTCGCGCGGAAAGGTTTGCTGTCATGATGCTGGTTGCTGCGACCGCTCTGAATGTTTTCCGGATCGCAATAGTGGGTGCACGATGTCAACGTAAGCAGCCAAATGATTAATGCAGTAAGTAGTAAACAGATTATTAAGTTTTTCATCGTAAAAAAATTTTATGCCCACCAAAAATTCTTTTCTAAATCAATCAACTTTTTCATCAATGGTAAAAGATCTTCATCATAATGCAAAATAAAATCTTCACATAATGCATCATAATCTGAATGTGTTTGCTCTTGATCATAGTTTCCATCTTGAATTAATGCAATCATATCTCTTATTCTCTGTTCCATGATCGGTATAAAAATAAATCCCGGCTCTCTGCTTAACTGAGCCAGGGATGAGCTGACTCGCAAAAAACCGGGATCTATTATTGTAATCGACGATCTCATCCATCATCGGGTTATTCAGTTGCTAAGGTAATGTGGTTTATACGACACTACAAAATAAATCTTGCACAAAGTTTTAATCCGTCAGGAGGTGCGCCTAAGTACGACGCTTCGAGGGTCGCTCACGTGATTATTTGCGCACTCCCGGACGGATCGTTATTACATCGGCACATCGCCGCCTTTAGTGTGAAGCACCTTCTGTGTTATGCCAGACTTCGTTTCCATTGGTCCCTCTGGTGAAACATAGGTCTTCTGCTCGTTCCAGGTGATGCCGCCGGATATCGCAAGGTCTTGTTGAGTCTTGTCTTGCCAGTTCATGTTTTTAAGGGCGAAGATTACACCCGTTGGATTGTTTTCATAGATCAAACGATCCTCATAAGCCGCCTCTACCCTCTCTCTGGCTTTTTTTATTATGTCGAAAAACTCATCTCTTTCAGCATAATTGTAAAGTGTTTGGCGATCAATGTCAAGTGCCAGGGCTAGCCCAGCAAGTGTGATTCTTTTATCTGCTGAAGCAAAATAAAGATCAACGGCTGTCTTTAAATCGTCCGGTGTTTCGAAAATTAAAGGTCTTCCGCCTGGGTGTGCCATAGTTAATTTTCATTTATTGGTTTCCATGCCGATTGTCGTTGAGAGAATTTCATTTTAGGTGGATCAAAGTCTAAAGGTATGATAAAGTTTGATTTACCGTTGCGCCATTTTCTTATTACTAGGTCAGCCTGTCGTTCTGTGGATTGACCGTCGATCTCAAGGATGCCACTCATCCAGTCGCGGTGAATGAATAGAACTACGTCGGCATCCTGTTCGATGGAGCCTGATTCCCGGATGTCGCTCAACTGTGGATAACGGTTGGCACCATTGCGTTTTGTTACTTCCCGGTTAAGCTGGCATAGAAGGATCACTGGGATGTTGAGTTCTTTGGCCATGATCTTGCAGTAGCGGGATACTTTGGCTATTTCGTTCTCTCTGTTGCGGTTGGCAAGTTCGGGGACGTCGATCAGTTGTAGATAGTCTATTATCAATAGGTCAAGGCCGTGTAATGATTTGAGTTTGTCTGCCTTGGAGCGTATTTCTATGATGTCAACTGAGGACTTGTCTGTAACGTAGATGGGGAGCTGTGATGTTGACTGACCGATGTGTTTATAAACCTGGTGGGCTTGGTACTCGTCTTCGTAAAGTCCCCTGAATAATATATTAAAATCTGTTGATGTGTGAATAGAGGCCAACCTAGAGGCTATTTCGGCGTTAGACATTTCAAGTGATACAATCCCCACGTTTTTCCCGATCGTCGCCGCATGAAGCGCTATTGAGCCCACAAGGGCACTCTTGCCAACTGAAGGTCTGGCGCCGATAACTATCATCTGCCCGGGATGAAAGCCGCCATTCTCTTCGTCGATGTCGCGGAATCCTGACGGAAGACCCATACCTTGCGAGGCCTTCATGTCCTCCTGGTGCTGGTAAAGTTCCACCATCAGGGCGGTCATGTCTTTCCAGTCATGGCTAGTGGTTTGTTCTTGCAGGCGTCTGAGTTGTTCCTGGAGTTGGTTGATCTTGCTGCGCGTGTCGCCGGGTATCTCGCCGGATGTTGTGAGTTTGATCAATTCGCGCTCCATCCACATCGTTTTGATCAGGTAGCTGTGGTATTCCAAGTGCATTGAGTTCACAACGTGATTGGTCAGTTTAAGGATGAACGCTGGCTTTATGTCTTGGCGTCCCTGGACTCTTACTATTTGGTCTGTAACGGTGAACAGGTCAATGGGAATGCCATTGATGTACATATCCTTGAGGGTAGAGAAGATGCGCTGATGATAGGCGTTGTAGAAGTTTTCGGATTCGATAGTGTGGTAAATGCGCCCGAATGCTTCACGTTCCAGCAGGCAGGCGCCGAGGATTGCGGCCTCGAGGTCCAGTGAGTAGTGGATGTCTTTGGTCATGGTTTGTATTTTATTGTTCCGTCAGGTTGCATGATACCGAGAGGGGGTGCGCCGGGTATTTCATCATATTTTTTAAAAAAATTGGGCTGCGCCCTTTTATTTCCTTTATTTCCTTTATTCTGATGTGTAAGTCTGCTGGCGGTTTGTTGTTCACTTTGCAGTTCATTCTGCTGTTCACTGATTTGATACTTAGAATAGTTAATGATTGATATTAAGGTAGTTAAGTTTGATTTCTGTTGTTTAATCTGCTGTGACCTTTCGAGATAGTTTAAATAGTGCCTCACGGAGAATCGCGTCCAGCGCCATCTTCGGGCTAAAGATTCTTGCGAATAAGCCAGGGAACCGCGAGGCACATCAATCATAATTCCACGAACACAGAATTGAGATTTCTTCCAGTTGGCAAGGAAGATTAAATCTATCCAGGCCATCTGCCAACAAAAAGGCCGCGCTAAATAAGAAGGATGTTGGAGCATTGACCGGCTGAGGATAATGTACCCGAATTTGTTAGTCATTATGGGATAAAAGAAACCCCTCAGCTCAGGACTTGCCGAAGGGTTGGTAATTATATGTAACCACCACCATGATCAGGTCCTGAAGCTGTTCATGGTCGTTCGAGGCTAAGGTAGTAAACTATTTCCATATCTCAACGTTCATTTGATACCACTGGAAGAACTCTTCGATCGTGTGAATGAACTCATAGATCCCGCCAGCCTTGCGCTCGCGGGCCTGCTCTGCCAGTTGGTACTCGCTGGGCTTGTCGCGTCCTGTTTTCACTTCGAACATGCAAGAGCGCCCATTGATCGTTGCTGATATATCAGCAGTTCCTTTACGTGTCGATCCGGGTCGCCATTGACGAACGGTTAGGATGTTACCCGATTCTTGCCGCTCTGCACCCTTGACAAGCTGCCCCTGTGAATTGATCCTGGTAGCCCTCCAGCCTTCCCAGGTCAGGTAATTGATGATAGCCCTGGTGAGGCCGTTGGCTTTCCTGACGTCAGGGAATGATGTAGGAACGCAGCCGAAGTCTTTCGTTGCTGAAGGGTAGTTGGCTCTTTGGAAACGTTGATGAGCTGCAGAGTATTGTTTTTTCCAATCCATTAGAATAGTTGTAGTTGTTTCTTATGATTCTCGTATCGCTTAACTCCGGCCTCGTAATAATCTTTATCAATCTCGCAAAGGGTTAGATCAAATTTCAAATAATGGCAAGCTATTGCAATGCTCATGCTGCCGCCGTGACTGTCAAATATCTTATCCCCTTCTTTGGCGTAGTTCTTTAATAGCCATTTGTAAAGTTTGACTGGTTTTTGAGTGGGATGAATACGATCTTCTTTGTTTTTCATATCATGCTGCAGCATCCCGTTCCACCTTATTTGAATTTTCCTAACGGCTGTTTTAAATGAGGTAAAAGCTAATTCACAATCGGCAAAATTTCCGCTATTATCTTTGTCCCAAACTATCCAACAGGGCGACTTTTTTAAATACTGTGGATAATTGTTAGCTCCCCAAATGATCTGATTTTTACTTACCCTAAATAATTCATCAAAATAATTTTCATCAGGCGGATCCTGATCCCATAAAGCCTTATGATAATTTTTAGAAACAGCCAATTTCGATCTGTTGTTTTCCCTATGCCCATCCTCCCTTATTCCATAAGGAGGGTCCACAATAGCAAGCTCGAAGAACTTATCGGGTACCCCCTTCATGTACTCCATGCAATCGGTATGTAACAACTCAATCATTGCTGAAGGTTTGGGTGAAACATTCCTAGTTCATCATTAAGCCTTTTCTCTGCGATCTTTATGTACTCAGCATTGAGCTCAAAGCCTACATACTTACGGTTTAATTTAGCCGCTACCAGGGCTGTCGTAGCGGCTCCCATGAAAGGATCTAAAACAATTCCTGCCGAGAACCCTGCATTGCACCCACAATCGGTTAGCCCCAAAAATTCTTTTTTTGTAATGCCGGCATCGTTTGGTAATCCACTTTGGCCTCTACCGGGTTGGTTCCACGTACCACGTTTATTGGAATCACCTTTAAATTCTGTTTCAAATTCTTTAATCCTTGCTTTACCGCATTTATTACAAACAAATTCAGGGCAGCCGGCCTTAATACAATCGACTATTAAGTCTTCAGGAAAGGTTGCGAAGTGTGCTTCTGAAAAGGGTTTTGTTGTGACGGTCCAAACAGATTTTTTGTTTGCAAAGCCATCCGGTCCAGGAAGGTCCTTTTCAAATTCATATTCTCCGCGATTGACATTAGGGCGCAATTCTTTTTCTTTACTATCATAATCTAAAAGTCTATCCCGTACAATACCATGGGGCCGGCCCACTGCTTTCATGTTCCCGTTTGTTTTCCCCGGGACCCGATTGCTGCCGTTTTGCTCTTTAATGTTCTGTGTAAGTCTTAAAATACTTTGATCTAAAAGTTGCGTTTGTATTGCTTCGTTGTCATAGTAATACTTTGCGGACTTACTCATTAGAAAAATATACTCATGTGATTTTGTGCAGCGATCAGTAACACTCTCCGGCATCGGGTTTGGCTTGTGCCATATAATGTCCTGCCTCAGATACCAACCTGAAGAACGTAAAGCAAAGGCTACTAACCAGGGGATACCCATCAAATCCTTTTCCTTTAAACCATGATTAAATTTTCGTGATTCATATCTGCTGCCCGAATTACTTAATTGTTTTTCGCTTGGGCCGCCTGATCCTTTCGCATTACTTGCATAACTATCTCCCAAATTCAGCCACAGCGTACCATCTTTTTTCAGCACCCTTTTCACTTCAGTAAACACCTCAACCATTTTTAAAACGTACTGCTCAGACGTTTCTTCAAGTCCTATTTGATCTGCGTGCCCGTAATCTCTTAATCCGAAATAAGGCGGGGAAGTAACACAGCAATCAATTGAATTGCCCGGCATCTTGCGAAGGCCAGTTAAACAATCTTCATTGTGGATGACGTTGGCAATCATTCTGCTTTCCCGTTTGCGCTCCATGATACTACCTTAAACCCTTTCATTAACCCCGGCTGATCCTGAACCCCGGTAACTGTTACTTCCGTTTCTGGCTGAGTGTCGTTCTGAAAGATAAGCCGATCGTGAACATTGATCGGAGCTTTGATAATGATGAACTGCTCTTTAGGGAACTCGCGGTCTTTAATGAGATGAGTCATTTTTTTGATTTTAAGTTGGTGATAGTTGTTTTTGAATGTTCGAAGCAGAACTCAGAGAATAGTTGTTCAGTAGGCCCCAAATGTCGACCGCAACCGAACTTCTTGCAGATAGTCGGCTCGCGATCATCATAATGGTTTGCAGGAAGTTGCCGTAATAACTCGTCAACTTCGTCTTGGTTCCACTTGCCATATTGGCGCCATTTGATACTCATATTGTCGGCTCCTTTATGTTGGCGCGTTCAATCTGAGTTTTCATTGCGTCCTTCAATGTCTGATATTTAGGCCGCTGATCTTTGGGTATCTTCATCCACTCTTGCTTGAGATCATCAAGAGTTGAACAGATGGATAAAACGAAGGTATAATCTTCAACGTACTCAACTTGCTTGGTAGGCTCCTTATAAACTACTTCATGGTTTATATCTTCAGTAGTGTCCATTTCTTCAGGAACATAAACAGGACCGGCAAAGACATCCGGGCAATACCACTTCACACCGTTACTAATAGCACGAGCGAAAAGCATATTACGTGGGAACTTATCAATGTTCTTGGTCCCTGCCTTCGTTGCGTCAGCAATGCTAAATGAACTATTACCAATCTTTTCTTTACCCTGGTAGAAATCAATCGAGCAATTCTTTTCTGTCTGTTCAATGACCTTGTAGTCATATTTTCCTGATCCTTTAACGGCCGAGGCAATAAGCCCAGCGCCGATCGTTGGCTTCCCCTGAATGATGTGGATGCCTGACATCGACATGAAGGGCGGAATGCCAATCTCAGCGCCGGCCATGATCTTTACAACGGCTTGTTGTGCTGATTTAATATCAGTGAACATTGCAGACCGGAAGAATGTTTCTCCCAGGGCAATGGCTTCTGTTGCTGTTACTTTCATTAATTCTTTTGACATGGTTTATAGGTTTAGTTATTTAAGAGGTTGTGTCTTTAATAAAGATTCTGAATGTTTTACCACTGCCGTTATCAAATATAATGCTTGAATCTTTTTCTACTTCTTCATCAATATATTTAGTTCCATCTTTCGAAATAAGTGTAGTTGTTTTTGATTTTTCTTGCCTTAGTATTATAGTCAATTCCCCAAAATCGTTTATATCACTTGAGGCAAACGGCTCATCGTTGTCAAACTGAAAGCAAAACTCTCCTGTCTTCATTGTCTTAATTTTAGTTGTTGTAAAACTTAGTGGTATCATCATCATCGAACGGAACTACCTTCCCTTTCTTCTTTCGTGGTATGCAGAACCAGTTGATGAAGATATAAATCGTTCCTGTTATGACAGCGGCTGCGATGAGGTTCATTGTTGATAGTTTGGCATCATCAACATTGTTAGTTCGGTCATTGTATGGGCGTAGTCTGATTGAAGGTTGTCTATCTTAATATTGATAGCAACAGTTTCTACATCAAAATTGCGCTCAATGGTTGTAATATCGTCAAGGATTCTCAAAGCCTTGCGCATCAGGTTGCGTTGTTGTAATACTAATGGGGGCATAGTTGTTGATTTAAAAGTTTCCATTCATACTGTTCCAGTTGTCGATCACTCATCACTGGCGCACCTATTGAAGTCTCGCGCTCTGGCTCAGTGAAAGCGAACGTCCTGTACCATTCCCTCAGTCGTTGACGTTCATTGTACCATGCGTCCCATCGGTCGGGCTGATTGGTCATTTGGTCGATGGTGAGGAGCGCTCTCATGATTAATCTTTTAAAAGCCATTGTAAAGCAATCCATCTTTGTGCATCTTCATAACTTTCTTTAGGTTCGATAACACCGTCTCTTGAATCCTTGCGAGGATGACGGGTTACAATTTTAAAACCTTTTTCAGTATTACCAACTGGCCAGTAGAGCGTTTTTTTATTTTTATTTTCTTTCATGGCTCAAAGATAAACTTTCATTTTGAATTACCAAATCTTTTTTCAAGATGTTTTCAAGCTATTTCAGCAGCATAAAGCAACGCATTGATAGCCAGTTCCTTAGCTTTGTTTTTGCCGCCAACCTTTTTTATAACACTTTTACGCGGATAAATAGAAAGTTGTTCTTTTTTATCCTTTATTCCTTTCCGTCCGGCTCCTTTGCGCTTGCCTCCGTGTTTATACATTGTAATAAATTTTGAATAAAAATAGAAAAGATATTTGTAAATTCAAAATCTTTCTTTAGCTTCGATATATGAAGGCAACGGTAAAAGGATATAAAATCGAATCAGGAATAACTTTTAATAATGTCGGCACTTTCAAAACTGCAAAAAAGTTTGAAACTTATCTGAAGGATTATTGTACTCATTTAAAACAATATTCTTTCGATGGCGAAGGAAGTATAATGTTTACAGTGAACGGCGCTGATTATGCAATATGGGATTATAATACCTGCGCTGGATATTTAAGGAATTTATCTTCAATCTTAATCATCAATCAACCATGACAACCTCACAACCCATCACCCAACTTGAACAAGAAGTATTCTATTACCTAAACGAGACTCCCAATGCAAGGCAGGTAATAATAGAAACACTTGCCGCCAGGATTAGCTATGAACTATCGGTTAGGTATAGTGAAGCATTGTTGATCGTGGAGAAGTGGATAAAAAGCATTAAGTAAGTTCTTTTAAAATAAATATTATGGTAGAAAATTGGAAACAGTACAAGCGTAAAGGTTTGTCAGAAATGCGCCCTTATGTCAAGGGTGAAGATTTATCAAAAATTAGTGTAAGCGGAACTGACAACCCAGAAACAGATATGGGAATGATTGCCCGTAATCCTGAAAACCACGAAGATCAGTGGTATGTTGCAAGGAAATATTTTGAAGATAATCTGGAAGAGGCGTAAGTAAGTTCTTTGGCGGTGATACGGATGCAGCACAGCTACCCTTCCCCTGGTTTATTTGTGCAATTAACGAAAGGGATAGCCGCCAATTTTTTAATAAGTTCTTTGGGGAGATGTTATGTGATGGCCTGAGAACCACTATATGTGTTGACTAAAGGCCGTTCCAAAGTAATACATGGATGAAATAATCAAGATCACGTCCATCTCCCTAATTCATTTGACAAAAAATAAAAGCATGAGTTACGATGCAAGACATAAGGTGCGGGAAGAAGTTGATGCAAGTTTGGATAAAATTATGAGCTATTTCCCCAAAGATTATTCAGATGCGACAATTAAGATGATAAGACAAGAAATTGCCAGCAAAATCAATGGTCTCATGTCTGAATATAAAGACGCTTTTTGTGAAGATCATGACCTGTGCCCCATGTGCGTAACTGGCGGTTGGAATTGTGGGAGCGATCATAAATAAAGTTAATCACCAAACCATATATGGAATCAAAGGAGGATAAAATATGAAAGTTCGACACCACATGAGTATGAGTATTGAAGGCGTATTGCGGAACTTCAAAAAGAAAAGCATGAAGGGATTACTCACTGATGAGAACGGCAATGAATTAACCGATAGAGAAGTTCGGGAATATCTCAATGAAGGTTTGAAAAAAGGATGGAAGAAAATACCATGCGGTGATTGCGAAACTTTTGATTATGTCACTGGATGCCCCGGCCATCCCATAAACGATGATAATGAAGTCAAAGAATATTTAAAGGAGGATAAGCAATGAGTACTTCGGGATTATACAGAACGGCAGCATCGTTTATTAGGCATCAATTTGATGATATTACCGAATTGGATTTACCGAAAACATTCGGGAAAAGAAGATATAGGAAACTCAAACATTACATTGATAAGTTCAATGATAGGCAAATAGAACTGGTCAGAATGATGAAACAGGAAATTGATGAACATTCAAAAACCATGAACCATGAACAATGACTTATTAGAAGCCTTGCAAAAGATTGAGAATTTCTGTGAGAGATTCCCAAATTCTCCATTATCTAAAGAACTAAAACCAATCGCCACTGAAGCCATAAAGAAATGGGAAGATAGTCCAGGAAAGGAGGATATGGAAAAAATAATTGATGATGAGACAGAAAGACGCTATCCGGTAAGGACGCATATTGAACCGGAGTTGTCCCCATATAAACAAAGCCAAATAACTTTTAAGCATGGAGTTTTGTTTGGGTTATCACTTAAATCCGTTCCCCTAGAAGATAGTTCAGGAAAGGAAACGGGCAGAACGAAAGAAGATTGTTTGCGGTCAATTTATCCGGCGACAAGAGATACTGAAGGAAATTTTGCATGGACTGAGAAACAAATTTACAAGGCAATGGAAGAATATAAAAATCAATCCGTATACAAGCCAAATGATGATTTGCGTTTAACCATATACGATGAATTGTTGAATTGGAGAGAAGAAAATAATAGAGAAGTATTTCTGTTTAATGAAATTCAGGAAATAATAAAAAAGTGTTTTCAATCCGTTCCCCCATACAAGGAGGAAGAACACAAGTGTAAATTCTGTGGCTCTTATATCCATAAGTCAAAAATATTCTGTGATGATGAATGTAAACACGCATGGGAAGAAAGAAATGTTGAAGCATTTAAGAAATGGCAAAAATTAAATGAAGCTATTGATAATCCCCCATACAAGGAGGAAGCGCAGAACTATATGAAGCCTGAATACTGGAAAGATAAACTACCAAATTTATCAAAAGCATTAGAAGAAGAAGATTTTGAATGTGATCGTTGCGATGGTTGTGGTTGGTATGAAGGCGGCAAAACACTAAAAACTACTTGCGAAAAATGCGGCGGCACTGGCGTAATTAAAAAACCAAAGCAATACAAGGAGGAAGTGGATAAGGAGCTGTACGAGGACGTTCAGCGTGACAATTCCAGTTTTTACACTTATTTCAGAATTGACTTTGAAGATTGGGGAGAAGATTTTGATTTTACTATTTGCGAAACACTGGATGAAGTAAGAGAAATGTTACAGCTTGCCGAAATTCATTTAGATGAACCTGATCGCCACACAAAAGTAATTGTTACTGGTCTTCCAATGACCCCGCCACAATATGAAAAATTCAAAAAAGGCGAAGAATGGAATTTTTTGGAATCGAAGGAGGAAGCAGGGGAGATTAAATCTGCACAAATTCCGTCCCTGGAATAAATTTCTTTTCATCATGCAGCAATAACAGCTGCCTCCAGTTAATCCCAAAATGCTTCTCGAAATGCGGATGGTCCTTAAAAGTTCCTGGAAAATTTCCGCCCCATTCAATCTCATACTTCGAAGCAAACGGAACAAGTTTACTCATATCATAATTCCAATCAGCGCCACCATCAATTAGCTCAACGAGATCCACAGCAAGCCCATATTGATGATACGATGAACCTGGACGCGCCTTGGTGACTATTTTCCCAGGTTCCGTTCTTCCTTGGTCGAATAACTTCTGCTGTTCGGCAAAGGTTCTCATTCCTTGCGTAACCCTGATAGTTATGCCTAAAGCGTTTTCTGCTTCTGTAATGAAGTTAAAAAAATCATCACGTACTTTAGGGTGCAGTCCTTGCACCCTTGTAATACTTATTTGATCTTTCATTTTAATTACCTCCTGCATTTGTATCGCTCTTTGGCATCGGCGAAGGTTGAATATCTGTCACGCAAACCCCATCAAGAGCTTCAGTTAGTTTATCAACGAAATCTCTCCATTTGGGCTTCCAGAATAAAAAACCATGAATGAATTTAAGAACCGGCCTTACCGCATGATAAATGGCGCAAAGATTTGGAAGTTTGGCCTCAAGAGTAAGCACATTCGTATTTGCTTCCAGGTGCTGATCGACTTCTTCTGCTGTCATAATTTGTAATTTAAAAATTAATGATTATATTTAAATCCTATTTAGATTGAAAAAATTGTTTAACTCGTCCTTCGTTTCCACGAGGGACTATTTATTTTGAATATTGCAGACAAATGATTATATTTAACTGTATTTGGTTGTTGGTGATTTTCATAATCATGGTTTTTAAAAGGTTTAGGCCTCGCAGTACAAGCGAGGCTTTTTGTTTTATCAATATCGAATTACTTCGAATGCCTTCCCTCTTCCAATCCTTTACTATAAGAACTCTGCTGATCTACTTTATCAAGTCTTTCGTCAAGTTCGCCAATCCTGGTAAACTGATTGCGTTGTCGTTCTTTGATGGCGTCAATCTCTGATCTCATTTCAGCCCTATCAGCTTTGTCTTTACTCAATACCTCTATCTGTGCTGCTCGGGTCTCGTTATCTTTCTCCAGTCGCTGAACTGTTGACACGAATTTAAATGACGACCATACAGCGCCGCCAATTAAAATAAGATTGGTCAGCGTTAATTGCGCTGTCCAGAATGATGCCTTATGATTGCGCTGTATCAATGTGTCATTGTTATTTCTGCATTGCCTGATTCAACTGCTTTAACTGCTTCCGGATCTTTGACAACGATGGAAGAAGGCGTAACAAAATTCTTTATTAAATAGGTTATCAGTGCTGCAATGCCAGCCTTTATAAAAGGATTTACGTTCCAGTTAGGAATTAATTCTTGTGCCAAATACAGCAATGGCGTTCCAACTGCCAATATCAGCCCTTTCCAAAAATCATTGAGCTTCAAAGTAAACTGTTTCGATGTTGTGACCGGGGAGAGTGTTGTTTCCAAAGTTTTAAATTTAAATTGTTGATAATGTTTTTTCAACAGACCAACCATAAGCGGTTAATCTCATAAAAATAGTTTTGACTTTTATGCCAGTAATTTCGGCCCATTCTGACATAGTTTTTGTAACACCATTAAATTCTAAATATCTATTTCTGCGAGTATTATTATTTTGAATTTTACGATCCGTCCATCTACAATTAGACGGTTCATAATCACCTTCGTTATTAATTCTATCAATTGTTAATTTGGGATTCCATCCACTATTAATTGCCCAGCGATAGAATGATTTAAAATCATTTCTCCATTCGTCGCATACTTTTATATTTCTGGATCCATAATCAGAATATGATTTGTTGTTTGAATTATAACAACGACCTTTCATGCAAGACCATCTTATATAAAGCGGATGATCTGTCAATCCATGTTTAATCGTTTCCATGATGTTTAGTTTTTATCTTGACCATTTGATTTCATTTGCTCTGTTTTTCTGCCTATATAATAAACGACTATATAGGTAAGAATATCTTTAAAAGTGCCGGCCTGTGCGGGCTCTTTTCTAAAAACAATTATTAAAGAAAAAGAACCAATCATCGCAGCAAAAATAACAATGTCCTTTGGTTCAAAGCTCTGCAATGATTTTTTCATGTCTCGTTAAGATTATTGATGTTAAAATAAATCCTATACCAAGAAAGGTTATTGCCAAAGCCGACCCCAAAGACATACCTATATCCTCAGACGTGAGAGTATAATAATGTCTATTGCTTACTAAATAGCCCAGAGATGCCCGGAGGCCAACGCCAAAGCATGAAACACCTATAATACTAATGATTGTTATTATGATTTTAAATTGCATGCTTTTTATTTTGATTTTTACCAACCTCATTGCTGCGTTGTTGTTGAGCCATCAGAATAGTAAATTACAATTTTTATAATCGTCTTCGGCACACATGTTCCATTCATATTAGCATAGTTTTGTCCATTGGCCGTAATGTCGTTCTGCGCCAGTTGGTCGGCTGCTGGCTGCGTCGATGCTGAATATTTCCCTGCTACAACGATATAAGTTACTGTTGTTCCTGTTCCAGAAGTACAGTTGTTCTTAGTATAAGCCTTCGAAACTGTAATGTTCATAAACACTGGCGGAGGCGTTACAGCGCCGGGAATCACGATCATCGAGGAATGAGCAAGGATGCTCGTAGCGCCATAAAACAGATCAACGTAACCCGATGGGATTATCCTTGCTGCATCAGTTTCGTTATAAATAAGTATTGCACCCGATCCTCCTGCAGGCGTTATTTTAGATGATGTTTCTTTACCAGTGAATGTTTTCCAGGTTGTAAGGTTGTCCGTCCTCAATGGCACCGAACTTGAGAAGTTTGCATTTTCATTCACAGGCCTGCACCAGTAATTATTATCAGCCGCGGTAAAGAACGACGCCGATGAAGTTGTGCCTCCAGACGAACGGTGAACCATCTGCGAACCATTGACAGCAAAGAAGATATTTTTGTTAAGGCTGATCCCAGCGATCGTATTGCCATCGTTGTAATAAACAATCGAAGCTTTCTTATTGTCGAAGCAAATGTTATCATGAATGTTGCAACCGAATGCGTCGTGAAGGTTGATGCCCGCGCCATCATTGTATGCAAATGTGTTGCCGCGGATCTCAACATTATTTCCCTTGTCGTCGATATAAACGCCATGAGTACGGCCATCATTATCAGGAGTGCCAATCGCAGCGCCAAGGCCATGAAGGGTAATATTGCCTTCAATGATCGTCCCTGAGTAGTTCTGCCCTCCGGCATATATTGCGCTGCCATCATCTTTGACTGTGCAGAACGTGTCGATAAAATTATTTTTGATACTGTTGCTTGTGCCCTGGAAGCAAATAGCATTATAACCTATATTGCGAATGGTGTTGCCTTCTACGCGACCCTGTTTCACGTTGATGATGCCGAAGTATTGGCCTTCACCACTACCGCCCATCCCAGCAACAGAGCCAGTATTAAGGATAGTGTTGCCGGTTATCACCCAGCCTTGCAAGCCTTGAGCGTTGCCGATGGCGTTGCTGCCTGACCATTGAATGTTGCAACCAGTAACGGAACAATTGATCGAAGCGCTGTTGGCATTGATGCCGTAAACGCCTGAATAAAGAACTTCACAGCCTGTTATTGTAGCCTTGTTGACGTTATTAAGGTTAAACCCATTGGTATTGCCGCCAGCGATGGTAAGCCCGCTAAAGGCAGGATTGCCTCCATTGGCAGCAACGATCGTTTCCACCGAGCTGACTTGAACCACATGACCGGCCGGACCAGTCGCTCCGAAGAACATCGTTAGCTTACCAGCCGCATAGGACCAATCTCCGGGGCTCGTACAGGCAGCAGGACTGTTCTGGAAGAAGAAGCCGTAACCAGCCTTGGCAGGGTAAACAGCGCCACCTGACGTCGCAGGGAAGGCCGTAAAGTTCACTTGTCCGGTTGTCTGCGCCGTTACCGCCCCTCGCCACAGCACCCAATGATAGGGTCGCCAAACAATCTCACCGCCAACGAATGAAGGAACGCCGGTCAATGGTCCGGTTACGGCGCTTGTTGAGCCTCCTGTTGCAGTGATATAGCCCGAACGGGGATAGCGCCCCATTGGCTGATAATGACCATCAACGATAACGCTGTTGCAGCTTGCCAGGTTAGCCGGAATAATGGCCTCGTACAACCCATTGGCCGTCGCTGTCCATGAGGTAACGGTGTAAAGGCCGGTTATGATCGGATTGTTGCCGGTTCCATAGGCTGTATAAGTAACGCCATTCTTAGCAGCCAGCGAGCCATACCAAGTGTCACCGCGCCTGAACTGAACCTGGTCGCCGGAAACGTAAACGCTATTATTAACTTTAATGAGCGTTTTCCATGGCGTCGTTTCAGTTGTTCCGGCGTTGGCATCATTGCCATTTGCGGCAACATAATAACCAGTGGCCGAGGCGAAGAAAGGAAAGAGAAGTAGTAAAAGTATTCTCATGTGAATCTTAAATAATTGGTTATTGATAAATTAGATGTTGTCACATTGCTTCCGCTGCTGAATGTTCCACTATTGACCGTTGTACTAGGGAGTGTTTGCAAAAATTCAAAATTCTTAGTTCCGGTAACCGATGTAATGTTCACAGTATCATTTTGCATCTTAATATTTCCGTCACTACCATTAGAAGCAAGGAACGTATAAGAATGGCCATTGAAATTAGTCAGCACGACATCGGACGAGCTATTGTTGATCACAAAAACATTCCTTCCATTTTCATTAATCGTTGCTCCACCCTCGTCAATCAAATGGATTGAACCGCAATCATTATTAATTACAATGTCCAGAAAGAACGTTCCAACATCACTGAAAGAAGTTGGTGTTCCACCAAGGACCAAATTCCCTGTTGCAACACTAATAGTCATCCATGCAGGATTGCCGCTTATGGCTCCCAACGTTTTCGGATTTGTTCCACTTAATAGAAGTGTGTAGTGATATGCGCTGCCTAAAGTTCCATCCGAAGGAGAGAAGGCACCACTCCCAACAGGAACACACGATGAACTTCCCGATGTGCTGCTTCCTTCGGTGCTGAGGACATATTCTCCCGTTCCAATAAACTTAACAGAGGCATTGGCGAATCCTGTCGCTGGTCCTGTTATCGAAGAGCCCTGTAAGAACATCACGCCGGTAAGTGAAACGTTATTACCCTGCTGATCGGTGAACGACAAGGTTAATACCTGGTAAGTATAATCGAACGGGTCGGAGATCATGGTGAAATAATCTTCCTGCCCATCGCTGGGATCGATCTTTGTTAATCCAGTTATGTCAACAGCCCATCCACGTTTAACAAGAGCATTGTATGTCCATTTACCAACGGCACCGAAGTCGGGAGTTCTTTCAACAGTATCTTTGTTTTCGGTGAACGTGAGATCAAGTCCACAGAAGATTGGAATACCATTAACTATTCCCAGAACATCAGAGCCTTTGATAATTGTCATCTTGTATGTAGAATAATTATTGTCATGTTACTGTATATAATCCATCGCCAACAATAGTGATCGAAGCATCCGCAAATCCTCTCGCCGGTCCAGTTATCGAACTATTTTGAATATATCCTATACCTGTTATTGTTTTAACATTTGCATCTGCGTCGGTAAAAATTATGGTCAGGTTCTGCGCCGTCATCGACGATGTGTCAGTAATCAAATCGAAGTATGATACCTGTCCATTAGTGGAATCTATCTTCGTTAATCCTGTTACTTCAAGTGCCCATGATCGTTTGCG